TTCAAGGCAACCTTTATGTGTCAGTGGCAGGTGATTCAGCCACAGGCAATGTGTTTATTACTCCAGGAGTGCTATAATGCCAACCCTAATTACCGCCGCACTAGAGACTGTGGTCAACACAGGCAGTCAGAATCTCTACACCATTACCACTGTGGCTACCACACCTGGCATCAATCCAGGCAACGTTGTGATAGCCAACACAGCTGGCGGATTTACTACCAACAGTTTCCGTTCATACCGTGTGGGTGACACTGTGACAGTATCTGGCAGTCAAGGTGGCACAGGTTCAATCACTGGCTACACTGATCCCACCACCTATTACATTATAGGAACCAATCAGTCCAGCAACTTTGTGTTGAGTACTACTCCTACAGGAGCCAATGTGATCACTGTGGCAGGAAGCACAACAGGCATGAGCTTTGTGGCGTCAGGCACTGTGTTTCCTCCTGTGACAGGTGCCACACAATTCAACACAGTGACATCACCACAACAGGTGGTGTTCTCAGCAATCACTGCCAATGTAGGCACTGCCATCACTGCCAATGTCACAACAGGTGTGTTTGGACTGGCCAACGTTGCCAACATTGCTTATCAGTTGAATGGTTATGTTGAAGTCACTTCAGTGCCTGCCACATACGGTTGGGTCAACACTGACACCAATGCCGCTGTTGGACCAACTGCACCCGCAGGCATACCGCTGAGCACTACCTTTCTAAATCCCACAGCCAACACAGTGAATGTGGCCTTGAGAGTCAGCACCCTGGATGGTTCACCATTTAGACTGCCAGCACAGATTCAAGCAGCCGCTGCCACTGTGAGTCAAGTATCAGGCTACACAGTAGCATAAGGAAACAACAATGAGATTATCAACCAAAAACATGCAGGCCAAGCCCATCAACCAGTCACGTGGACCCACAACAGGCAACCACAACACAGGATCTAAACGTGCTGACGCAATGGCTGAGAAAGCCAAATCAGGATCAGACAAGTCAGCACTGGCCAGCATGGTCACTGACGCTGTGGCTCGTCGCGGTGAACTCATGCGTGGTGTGCGTGATCCAGCTGTGGAGCCAATCAAGGCCACAGTGAATGTTGGTCGTGGACCCACCAAGGGCAACGCTGCCAAGCAACAGAAATCAGCTGCTGCACGTCGAGGTGCTGTAGGCGCCAGCTCTGGTTACTAAATAACCCTACACACTAGAACAGGATGGTCCTGTTCTAGCGATTGATTTGTTTTGAAAAAGGATACGACATGAACAAACGCCCCGCCCCCGTGGCTGACCTAAACATCTGGGATGACGCTGTAGACACTGTGTCACCAGTTGAGCCAGAAGCAAAATCCCCCAAGTTGAAAAAACCGTCAGCACCCCCTGCGCCAGAACGAGACTTTGATCTAGAAGGTCTCATGACTGACTTTCCTACAGCACGTGACCTTGAACGCTTTGTGTATGATGAAACAGGCATTGTGCTGAACCTAAAAGGTCGTGCCAACCGGCTGAAGTATCAAGTGGCCATGGATACCCTGAATGGTGTGAATGTGGAAGAAAAATACATTGGCCGGGACAATCCATATCTAGACAAAACAGACATGGTGCCGGAAGATCCCTTGAAAGAATTGCCACCCCGCGACCCTGCCATTCCAGGTCGTGAAGATCTACAGAACGAATTCTTCACTGCGTTTGTGCCACACTCGGATGCAGAGTATCATTCACAAGGTCGCAAGATGCATTGTGTGTTCAAGAAGTACAAGAACGGCATGATTACCTATGAAGTGATTGGTCCCATTGAACCCAGAGCACATGGTGAAAAGATTGACAAGTGGGGCAAGTTACGCCCTGAGATCATTCGCTGGGTTGACCCCAGAACAGGTGAACAAATTGTGCAACGCAGTGATGGATCATTCACTCCCATTGGTCGCAGACTCAAGGCCATGATGCAGACATTCCGCTACAACACCAGCAACCAATGGGTCAAGTATGTGGACAGAGACTTTATATCACTCAATCACAAGGCAGCTATCAATCCTTGGGAACTGGACACATAATGGGCCACATACATCCTGCCATTAGAGACGGTCAGATACATGCGGCTGTGGAAGCACGGCGTGCGGATGAAACCAAGATCATGCAAAAGGTCAATGCTGTGAACCGTGAAGCGTTTACACAACGCTTTCCCAATCAGATAGAACACCACATGCGACTCATAAGTGAACGCTTGCAGGCCTGTTTAACCAAGCCCCCGACCTTTGTGATGGATCAGCCTCTCACATGGCCAGCCACAGCAGACGAGATCTTTGCTCTAAGCCACGCACTGAAAAATCTAAATGAAGTGCGTAGAGACTGGCGCTTACCTGACCCTGAATAATGTTGGATCCTGTTATCCTCATGCGTAGAGCTCTGCGCTGGGTCATGGACTCCAACTCAATCCCACATCAAGCCTGGCCCACGCTCACAAGCGATGTGCAGAACCAACTGCAAGATCTCACAATTGCAGTGGCAGATGACATGCGCTACAATGGTTTGAAATACTTCAGACCATTTGAACATCAGCGGAAGTTTTTCACAACCACCACAGACCGTAGAGGCATTCTAGCTGCCAACAGGATTGGTAAGACTGTATCAACATGTTACGAAACAGCTTACCATCTCACAGGTCAGTATCCTGACTGGTGGCAGGGACACAGATTCGACAAGCCCATCACTGTAATGGTTGCTGGCGAAGGCTGGAGTCAAGTTGCCCTGGTGCTACAACAAGAGCTGTTGGGCACACCTGATGTCAAACTGCGCGATCAGTTAGGCACAGGAGCCATACCAAGAGACTGCATCATAGTTGATACCATGCGAGGTGATGGTGCCAATGCCATTGGTGTAGAGATACGGCACGTGAGTGGAAGCAAGAGCTATCTGTTGTTTGCCAACTACACACAAGAGGTGCGACAGCTACAGGGTTTCAAATTGAACCTGGCAGTGTTTGATGAACAGCCACCGGACGACTTCTTTTCTGAGATTGTGACACGTACCGCCACCACACAGGGCATGGTCATGTGCTCATTCACACCACTCAAGGGTCTCAATGGCTTGGTATCAAAATTCTGGAATCGTGAAGAGGGCTATGACTATGTTAGAGTGGCCTGGGATGACGTGCCTGAATATGATCCCTGGGGTGAACCATTCCTGTTGCAGAGCACACGAGATCAATTGGAGCGTGACTACCTGCCACATGAACGTGAAGCACGCATGCAGGGCAAGCCCATACAGGGCAAGGGTGCTGTGTTTCAAATACGTGAATGGCCTACCTACAAGCCAAGTGAAATTGATTTCCGCAGCTTGCCCAACATACACAGGATCATTGCACTTGACCTGGGTCTTGTGAATGACAAAACAGTTATCAGTTTAATGTACTGGGATCCTTATGAACGAACAGCATATCTACACAAACAGATCCTGGTGCAAGGCATTGAAGAAGCTGTGCCCACACAGTATATCAATCATTTGCTTCGTCCTGAAGTGTTTGGCACTCCTATTGTGCTACCTGCTGATGCTAGTACTGCTGGCAGATACACCATGAGTGCGTCTAGCATAAGAGAACTGTTTGAATCATATGAACTCAATGTGTATGGCCGGGCCATAATGAATCCTCCGGACTCTGAAGGACGTGTGACCAACCACAAGAGCTATGGCATCAACCAGATGCGACAGATGCTGGAAGTGGGCAGCCTCATGATCAACGAGAACTGTGTGGACTTCCTGCGTGAAGCACAAAACTACTATGTGGACAGCCAGGGCAGATTCTCTGACCCAGATGACTGTATTGATTCAGCAAGATATGCTATACTGGGATGTCTCAATGGCTTGGCAGAGCCCTGGGACAATCGCACACCACAACAGCGCATGGCAGCACAAAGAGATAGATATGTGCGACGGGATGAAAGCTCTAAGCCAGCGTGGAAACGCAGTTATTCACCGGACGCATAATGACAACTAAACTACCCACATGGTCAGTATACAAGTTCTTGCCATTAGAAGAACGCGAACGCATACACATACAATGGTGTAAGCAACGTCGCAAGGATCCCAACAACGAACAGGACGTGGACGAGTTCTTTGATGAAATAGACGCAGTGCCTGAACCTGATCCCAACGCACCCCGACCCGTGTACACAGGCAAACCACGTGGACGCCCAAGAAAGGACACTGCATGACCCGACCTGCTGACAGCCGTATCTACGTGAGCAACAGACTGATGTTGCTGTGCCATCGTCATGCCCTGGCCTTGATAGACCTTGCGGATGGAAATGGTGTGCAACTGCGCATAGAGCCCTTGGCCATAGAAGACTTTGGACAGGAGTGTCGTGCCTGTATGGCAGCAGATCCCGACCCCAGCCCTGAAATTATAATCTCACACTAAACCCAGGGATTTGGTGGTACCACTAAATAATGTATCCTGAGGATAAAGCCCAATGCTTGACATAAAAAATATACCTGTTGAACGAATCAACCAGAACCGCCGCCAAAACGCCAACTTTGTGCGCATGAAAAATCAGATGGATGTGAAGATGGCTTCATATCTACGCTACCTAGGCACCAAGAACGCTGTGAACCGTGCCAGTGACTATCACTATCTGGTGTTGGCAGTGACTGACTCTACTGCACCCGTAAACGGCATAGATTATATCCACCCTTCAGTAAAGCCTGCTGTGGACTATGCCACTGCTGTGATCACCAAGGGTCTGGTGCCCAACGGTGAAATCAACTTTGAGTTTGTGCCAGATTCAGAAGAAGATGAAGCTGCTGCCAGACAAGCCACAGAAATGGTGTCAAAGGTTGTGAACCAAATGAACGACCCGCACTTTATCATGGAACGCTGGGTCATGGATGCTGCCATGCACAAAAATGGCATGATGATGATCAAGCCCATACGTGAACAAATTGTGCGTTATGTCACAACAGAAGGCACACGGGATCAATTGCAGGCGTTTGAACAACAAGCAGCAGAATCTGGACTCACTGCCTTGCGCCAAAGCCGACGTGTGCTCACAGTGGATCTTGAAGCTGTGGCTGCTGAAATGGGTCAAGGACTTGCTGAACAACGAGACACACAATTTAAATCAGTGATGCAGAGTCGCATTGATGGCCTGCAAGAACTGGATGATGATGTCACACCTGAAGACATTGCTGTGTCAGGTGCGGCTGCAGTGGCCACGGTTGTGGATGATCAAACACAGTTGTTGGATGATGCCATCAAGCGCAACACCATCTACACTGCCAAGTACAAGCTCACAGGCTACTCAATCAACATCAAGTTCCATCCCATTGCACAGCACTACTGGATCTGTGACCCCACAGTGGCTGAAATGCGTGAACAACCCTTCTGCGGCTACTATGACCCCATGAGCATTCAGGAAGCCATTGAACTGTATCCTGACATCAACCTAGAAGAATTTAGAACACACGCCGAATACAACATGAATGGTGCGTATCAAGCAGGCTCAGTGCTCAACAACTTGGCCATCCACGCAAGAGATTCAGTACCTGTGATGGGTATCCCTGTGAGTTCAGCAGCATCAGCAGATCCAGACTCAAGACAGGTCTCAATTGTGACTGTATGGAACCGCTACGACATTGATGGTGATGGTGAACTGGAACTGATAGAACTGATCTATTCTGGATCCTACATCATATCAGCACGTGAAGTAGAGTTTATCCCTGTGGCCAACATGTGCCCCAAACCCTTGCCCGGCAACTTCTACGGCATGAGCATTGCAGAGTCAGTGATTCCCATGCAGGAATACGCA